CTAGTAACAGAAAGAATAGCAGAATACATATTCTCAATACAACACTACTCATTAACTGAAGATGAAATAGAACAGTTAATAATAGACACCGCTAAGCTAATAAGATATAGAGAACGATTAAAAGGAGATGTTTTCTATGGCTAAATATACAATAGATACTACATTCATAATCAAAGATCTAAATATGTTAATTACTATGATAAATAACAATACATATAAAGGCGATAAATATAATAACGATTGCTTACTCTGGAAAGGCGGAACTAATGATAAAGGTTACCCTCAAACTAAAGTAGGTCAAAAATCATATAAAGTATATCGCTTAGTCTATCAAGCTTACAACCCTAATGATAGAATTGATAATATGCCTATACACCACAAATGCGGTAACAGATTATGTGTTAATTTTCAACACTTGCAAAAAGTTACTGATTACCAGAATGTTGCAGAAATGCACCAAAGATTATGGTATGAAAAAGAAATAGAAAGATTAAACGCCATAATAGCAACTACAGACTATTCCGATAATAATAGACAAAACGGAATAACAACGGATAATAAAATAGACGAAAGGAAAATGTAATATGAATATACTTTACCCAGCACACTATATCAAGACAAATAGCAAAGAGGTTACTGACCCTGTAACTAATCAGACAGTAACATATTTAAGTTTTGTCGTAGCTGACAAAAGCGCTCCATATCTTTGGGCGTACTCAACAGATATAACGGAATTCCCTCAACCTAACACTGATGTTATAATTGAAGCCACTGTTAGAGCTAAGAAAAATAAAGAGGGTTTCCCCGCACTGACCGTTAGAGTAAAATCTATAAAGGCAGTGTAATATATGAAGCGGTTAGTAGGTGTTGTAGGTGTTATTTTCTTTCTGACTATAGCACCTACTCCCGCGTCTGCTACCACAATAACTAACGAATGCGAAAACGCATTTGGTCAAACTTTAGAATGTCCAATATGGGTAACATTTGATAATGCAACTCCATTTTTTTCTTATGCAGTATCTTTAATAGATGAAAGACAATATAATATTTTATTAGCAATATTATTATTTATTTTTATTTTATTACTAGCTGACTTTATAGCTAAGTATTCCAGGCACTTTAATTTATATGGCGATAGAAATAGCGGTATGTATTCATGATAGAAATATTTCTTATTCAAATATTAGGAGCTTTAATTTTAATTAAACTTTTTAGATCTTTATATAAATTTGTGATTGTGTGGGCTAAATAATGTACGCACAAATACCATACGAAATAGACTTTAGCAATACAATAGAAGTTATTGCTTTATCAATCGCCGTCGGCGTATTTCTCGGATTTCTCTTGTCTATATTTAATATGGCGGGCGAAAGATAAACAAAAGAAAGGGGGTGATTTATGAACAACTTAGAAACCACATTGACATCAGTAGCAACTGAAGTTGGAGGTGCATTGGTAGGAGCTATTACAACAGCTATTCCAGTTATCGTACCTTTCGCAGCTGTACTGTTCGCAATTCGTTATGTAGTCGGTAAAATCGGACTACGCGCATAATATAAGACTAAAAGGGTATAGAGAGGATAATCATACAATGTCTAGTAATAAATTACCAAAACACCGTAGGTTGATGACCTATGCCCTTTTAGCATTTATAATAACAACAACACTAACAGTAGGAATAACACCACCAGCTAGTGCAAGTCAATTTGAATGGACAACAGAAACAGAAGAAAAATGGGGAGGATTTACAGCCCCTAAGATAAACAAATTTACAGATATACCAACAGTAAGTTTAAATACAAATTTTAAACCAGAACAAACTACAGCTACAGAAGACAGAGTATACAAAAGATGTATAACAGAAAACACTTGTACTTTAGGAGAATTTTTTTCCAATACTTGGAATAAGGGACAAAAAATATTATTTAATATTTTTAACCCTAACCCAGATGTAAACCTAAATCCTGATGTAAGATTTCTACAGAAACCAATAACAAATACAGCTAATACTGGTCAAGTTAAATTTAGCATTAAATTACCAAACCAACACCCTAACGATAATCCTGGTAATCCTTATAACATGTTTAGATGTGTAGTATATATATCTCAATTACCTAGCACATTAGACACTTCATGTACTGGATTACAATGGATAGAAGGACAAACACAATTACCTGCATATGATTATTTTTATAATTGGAAAAATATTGGTTTTGGTACTGTAGGTATTTTAATTAAATCATGTTTTGATTTATGTATAGTAGCTGACAGCGCTACAATAGATAATCAAGGACAACTCCCACCTCAATTTGCACCTGAACCACAACCTGGATATGGAACAGAACCTGAACCAGCAAGAAGATTAAAAGCAATAATAACATGTAAAGCAGGAAATGGTACTATCACTTCAGTAACAAAATATTCTGATAATTATTTACACAGCCAAGGAAAAACTTCATCAATAGATTTATCATGTCCTTCAAATACAAGGATAATTAAATCAGAAATATACGAAGAAAAAAATGTAAACAATCAATGGGTAACAAGTCCAACAACAAATATTAATAACACTCCTGGCTTATTAGCTGTAGCCGAATACCCTGCTAGTACAGTATCATCTACAAATGTAGATATCAACTGTATTACAGGTCAAGATCAATGTAAATTAGATATAGTTAAATCATCTCCAAACGGAGCCGTATCATGTTTTAATAATGTACCTAATTGTTTAGATTTTAAAACAGAAGTAACAGATAAAATAAACAATAATACTTATAATCAAAACACTTCACAATATGTATGTGTATATAATCAACAAGTAAAATCAATGTCCGAATGTAAACCAATATTTGGTGTTGTAGAAGCAAATCAAAACAACATAGGAAATAATACTTCTGCAAACCAAAAGAGTATCGAAGATGTAAAAGAATGTGCACCTGGTGGGTTACAAGTATTAAACCCTTACGCATTTGCAGTATCTTTAGGTTGTGTATTAGAAGCTTTATTTATACCTAAAACAAATGCATTCTATGAAAAAGTACAGCAAGCATATTATACAGAAACACCATTACCACAAATAACAGCTTTATTAACTGGTTTTGTATCCCCAGTATCTAATGCTAAAAGTACATTGAGTTCAAATTACTGTCAAGGATTAGATATAACAATACCTTTAGAAATTACAGCTTGGGATCAAACACCAGGTAAATCAACAACAGTATTTTTATTTGCAGCTTGTGATGGTTTACTTAAAAAAGTATCAGACTTGTGGTTGCCTTTAGCTAACAGCGTAGTTTACTTCTCTGGTTTTATTTTAGGATTAAATATATATCTTAGAGCTTGGGGAATTAAAATGCTATTCAAAGGCGGAACAGGAATTAAGGTAACTCCATGATAACAGAAAATATATTAGAATTCTTTGGTACATTAATCGCAGGTTTAATATCTACTCTACCTGATTTTGTATTACCTACTTGGCTAACATCAACAGTACCACAATTTTGGGATAGTTTATTTCAAGATATATATAAACTCCAAAAATTCGTACCAGTAGAAGCAATATTAAATGTAACAATATTTTTATTAGTAGCACAACTAGCATACTTTGGAACAAAAATAATTAGAATAATTATTTCTAATGTAACTGGTGGCGGTGGAGCGACCTAATGGAACTCTTAATTATACCTATCATTTTATTTATTATTATTAGAACAATAATAAGAAAGAACAAAGTAACTGACATGACAATACAACCATATAGATATCAAATACAATCTCGTCGTTCCAAACATTCCTGGAAGTTAGGTTTCTAATGAATAAACATAACTTTTTTCATCCGTCGGACAAGATGTCTGCTAGAGCTAGGTTAAGGCGTCGTTCTTACCCTATACACGCTTATTTAGGGACAGGAAACGGGTCAGGTAAGTCTTTAATGATGGTACATGACACTCTTCCGTCCTTAGAATACGGACGTTCTGTACTATCAACTGTCCGCTTATTAGACTATAAAAACCCTCGCCAATGCGAAGACCCTACTTGTACTTTTCCAGGACACCCAAACCATTTACAAGCTCACCCTTTATATATTCCTTTCAAAGATTATCAACAATTATTAGACGCAAGAGATTGTGATGTTCTTATGGACGAAGTAACTGGTATTGCTTCTTCAAGAGAATATCAAAATATGCCAGTACAAGTAGCGAACTTTCTTGTGCAATTACGAAGAAGAAATGTTGCACTTCGTTGGTCTTCTACAAACTGGGCAAGGTCAGATATAATTATTAGAGAAGTAACTCAAGCTGCTACTTTAGTAGTACCTCATTTTTCTAGAACTAGAAAATCTAAACCAGGCGAACCACCTATACTATGGAAAGATAGATATCTTTTTTTCTCAAGAACATATGACGCTTCTTTACTAGATGATTTTGATGCAAGAAATGCTGACATGGGACTAATGAAACCTTTTGCTATTCAGTTATACTCTCGTAAAGGTGCTAATGCAATGAGCGCTTATGAAACTTTAGATCCTGTATTATCTTTAGGTTGGGCTAATGAAGCTGGTATGTGTATGAATTGTGGCGGTCGTCGTTCAATTCCTAAATGTGCTTGTTCTCATACACACTCAATTGAACCTGCTATAAATCATACGCCACTGGAGCGCACTGCGCTAAGTGGCGTTGATTTCAAACAGTTCATTAAAAAGTCTTAGTTTTAATATTAAACCCTGTCTGTTGTTGTTTCTTTAAGAAATCAACAACACCGTTGTTTAATATTATCCTACCCACTCGATTGTATTTAGGACACTAAAAACAATAAAAAAATATCTTGCATATAGTATATATAAGAGATAGTTGCAAAATGGGGATAACCCCCACATAATAACTCAGACGAAAGGATATATACATGAAAGATATATTAAAAAAAGATAAAGCTTACATTCTAATAATAGCACTATTACAGTTATTAGATTTTACTACAACATACATAGGAATAAAATATATAGGACTAGTAGAAGCCAATCCACTAGCTGAGATATTTGTTAATAAAGGCGCTCTATTTCTCTTTTTATTCAAAGTTTTAGCAACCTTTATAGTAATAGCACTATCTATGGGTCAAACAAGGCGCTACAAGGCTTATATAGCCCTTTTTAGTATAGTAGTGATAAACAATACCTACCACATACTTAACTCTCTATAAACAGCCTTACAGCCCTAATTTGCAGTGGGAGAAAACCACCCACTGCATTACTTGGTAATACGCAAATAACTCTTCACCAAAACAATAGACAAAACTACTAAAGAAAGGATAATAGTCTAATGCAAACTACCCTAACGAATACTCAAACAAGGAGAAAGTTACGATATGATTTAAGATATTTCCTACATGAAAATAGTAATTTAAAAAGAATAAGAAACTGCGGAGCATTTTCATTTGGAAGTCCCAATTTTAGATTAGGCGGAACTAAATCCCAACCTCATGCTACAGTAGCAGGTTTAGAAACCTGTAGCTCTGTATGGTCATGCCCAGTATGCTCTGCCAAAATATCAACCTATAGAAAATCAGAACTATCACAAATAATAAATCACTGGGATAAAGAAATGTTATTTATAACATTTACAATAAGACATAATTCAACTCAATCCCTAAAAGAGATATGGGAAGCAATGACTAAAGCCTGGACTATCTTTACAAGTGGTAAAGGATATATGTTATTAAAAGATAGCTATGATATAAAACATTATATTAAAAGCACTGAAATAACATATAGCGAAAAGAATGGTTGGCACTTACACTTACATACTGTTTTCTTTATGGACAACAAAATAAAGAACAAAGTACAATTTAAGAAAAGAATATTTACCAGGTGGAATAATGCACTATCAAAATCTAATTTTGATTGTACTTTAATTAACGGAGTAGATGTAGTAGATGTTTATAAAAATAGTGGTCTAGGTTCTTACCTGGCTAAACTCTCTGATGATGTAGCTTATGAAATTAACGGATCTAGCAATAAAATAGCAAAAGGTAAATCTATGACAATGCTCACTGTATTAAATAAGCTAGTAGAAATAAAAAAAGAAAACAAAGAATACTACAGAGATGATGAATATAATAAACTAATTAAAGTATGGCATGAATACGAAATAGTTAGTAAAGGTAAAAGACAAATAACCTTTTCTAAAGGATTAAAGAAACTAGCTAACATACAAGATGATTATAGCGATGAGGAAGTTATGGCTCTACAAATGTTATTCGGTCAATTAGCATTTTTAACTAATGCAAAAGATTACTATGACATGTATAGAAAACGCATGATACCAGGTATATTAACTTCAATGGAGAATAATGGAATATTGCATACTACTATGGAACTATTAAAATTAGGATATAATATTACTAACATAGATTTAGAAATATCACTTCCTGAAAACATAGATGATTACTCTAAAGAAAGGATAAACCAACTATGAATGAAATAAATGAACACAAGTACGATCTAGTAACAGAAAGAATAGCAGAATACATATTCTCAATACAACACTACTCATTAACTGAAGATGAAATAGAACAGTTAATAATAGACACCGCTAAGCTAATAAGATATAGAGAACGATTAAAAGGAG